GAAACGTGACCGAGCGGCTGAAGGTGCTCCCCTGCTAAGGGAGTATGGGGTGTAGAGCCTCATCGAGGGTTCGAATCCCTCCGTTTCCGCCAGAGGGCTAGTAAAATCAAGGGTTTCGGGGCGATTTTGATTTCTGGCCCACATACCGGCCCACTTAAAAAATGCTCCCAAAGTGCTTCCAAGGCCGGAAAATAGATCAAAATCACCCCATCACGCGATAGGGGCAGCCCGAACGGCCCTTCAGCAAAGGGGATATGTTATGGAGCATACGCATGAGAGCAACATTCGGCGCATTGATGCTGAAATCGGAAAGTTGCTAGCCGAGACCGCTCGTATCAATGACGAAAGACGCAAGACAGATGCCGAAATCGCTCGTATCGCAGATGAACGGCGCAAAATGGAGGCCGAAACCACACGCATCACGGATGAGCGGCGCAAAATGGATGCTGAAATCGCAAAGCTGATGCGCGAAGCCCATTGGCATCCTATGACAGCTATTGCCGCCGCCGTGGGGGCTACCGCCGCAATTATTGGCGCAACAGCAGCTATTACTAAATTGTTTTTTACCTGATAGCCTTTACTCAACCAACAATTGCGCAAGTTAAGGAGGCGTGCCATGGAAAAAAATATGAGCGCAATAGAGATTGAGCGCATTCATGCTGAAATCGGGAAGTTGATTGCTGAAACCGCCAAGCTCAACAATGAATCGGCCAAAATGGCGCGTGAACGGTGGTGGTATCCAGTGTTTATCGCGGGTACCATCATCGGCGCGACAGCAGCTATTGTGAAGGTTTTTTTTACGTGACCGCGCCATTCATTTCGGCTACTCAAACCAATACCGTCTGTTGTGGCATCATGTCCACCAATGGGTCTGCTGTGGATTGCAATCGCTGGCGCGCAATGGCTACATAGGCCGCTTCACGCTCGCAACCGATGAAGCGACGGTTTTCCAGCAATGCAGCAACGCCAGTTGAACCACTGCCGCAAAACGGATCAACGATCACCCCCCCCTAGGACAGCAGCGCACCAGTTCACGCATGAGGGCTGTGGGTTTGCCTGTGAGGTGGTGTTTGTCGCGTTGCAGCACCACTTCCTTGATGCAACCAGCAAACGGGCCATCTGGATGACCTACGCAGACACCGCCTTTGGTGCCCCAGACCACGTATTCACATTGGTGCCTGAAATAGCCTTTATGGGGCGCACGTGAGCCCGCCCCTTTGTCCCACACAACAATACCACGCCAGAATATTCCGCCAACTTGCACGCAGTCCGTTGTTACCGGCAATTGTCGCCAATCGGTGAAGGCTAAAAAGTAGCCGCCTTTTTTCAAGATGCGACAGCATTCTTCCATCCATAAAAAACACCACGACCTATAACTGCGCTGGTCGAGGTTGTCGCCTCTGAATGGGGGATATTGGCGCAGGGTGCCGCCACTTTGGTATTTTTCAGCAGGCGGTTTTGCTTTGTCCACGTCACTGAACCCGCCGGAAGAATAGGGCGGATCAGTGATGACTGCATCCAAGCTATCATCCGGCAAACTGCGCAACCATTGCAGCGCTTCGCCGTGGTGTATTTCCCATGTAGCCAGTGCATTATTCATCATAATCCCTCGCCAAGATGAATTTTAAATAATGGATGGCTTTGCGGATGTCTTCCGCCCCACCTTTGTTTTTATGCCGCGAGACGTATTTGATGACGTTGCCTTCTAGATAATCAAGGTTGTTGGCTACGATGTATTCCACGGGCTGGATTGCCATTTTTGTGTAGTGGTTGCCGCCTGTTTGCTGGGTTTTGGGGTCAGTCATGGTCGGGGTCATCGGGTAGGCCAGGCTTCGAGGAGGTGGCGGACATCATTTGCGTGGCCATCAGCTTGTTGTGCCAATTGTGCAATTGCGTTTTGACATTCGTTGAATACGGCTGCGCTGGTAGTGGCGTATTCAATGGCGGCGGTGCGGGTAGCTGTGGCAAGGCGTTGTTCGATGTCGGTGTTGTGTGCGCGCAGCCGGTCACGAGCAAGGCGCATATGCTCCATTTCCACGCGCAGCGCGGTTTCTCGTTCGCTGGCGGCGTGGAAGGCTTGTTGGTATTTTTTGTCAATGGCGATTTGGGCTTCAAGGGCGGCCTCCTGTTGGTGCAGTTGTTCTTGGGTATATGTGGCTTGTAATTGGCTTATTTGGCTGCCTATGCGCCAGTTTTGGATGTTCCATGCAGCGGTAAAAGAAAGCAGACCCGCCAATAAAGGGATGATGTATGGCATTACCGGTTTTCTCCAAGGCAGGTTTTTCTCTCTTGCTGGCGGCGTTTGACAAGGCCCGGCAACACCCGCCCGCCAGCTCGGTTCCAGCGCAGCAATTCATTACACGCGCCCACATAATCGCCGCGATTCAATTTTTTGACTAAGGTGGATTTGCAAGCCGCACTGACCCCCACGTTGTACGCCCACGAAACATAAGCGTCCCATTCGTGTTGATGTAACGGGACGTGGATGCAGAGGGCCAATTGGCGTTCAAATAGGGCTGCGTCGGCGGCGAGGCGTTGGAGGGCACGCACGGGGTCGATGCGGTCGCCTTTTTGGACTCCCGCCGTGGTGCCAAAGCCTATTGTCTGCACGCCCACGCCGTCATCGTAGGCTTGGCCGCGATAGCCTTCGTATTGGGCTATGGCTACCAAGCCCGCTGCGCTGAGGGCCAAAGCTCCCACGGTGGTGCGTTGGCGCGCACTCATGGGGCGCGCTCCGCGCGGATTTCTGTTTGTAATTGTTCCAAGCGGATTTGCCGCTCTTTGATGAGTAGTTCGTGCTCAGCGGCTGCGCGTAGGTCGGCTTTGCGTTTGTACCAAGCGTTGATGAGCATGCTGCATAGGGCTACCAAGAGGCCCAATAGGCCCAAGGTGGCGTTGCTGGTGAGCCAGCCCCAGAAGCCGCCTGCCGCGCCTGCGTAGCTGGTTTTGTGGGCTACGGTGGCTATGGTTTGGAGGGTGTCGGTTTTCACGAATACCCCCCTTCTGCTATGTGCAGAGTGAGTTGCGCTACAGCCTTACCACCACAAAAGGCCGTAGCTTGCAGGCGCGTGAGGATTTCTTCTTCTCCTTCTTCTCCTTCTTCTCCTTCTTCTTCATCCGTGTGTTTGAAGACGGGATAGACATAGAGGGCGCTGCCTGCCGTGAGGTGATAGTCTCCAAAGGAGGATTTGCCGTTGTCCGTAGGGTGCGCAGGGTACCAAGTGACCGTCCAGTGCGCGTCTGTCATGTGACTGCCCAACAGGGTACCCAACAGGACAGGGGGCGCGACTTGTCCAGGTTGCGCAGGGTGCCCAAGACGCCAGTCCCATTGATTGGCTCTGCGTATTTTCAGGTGGGTGCAGAAAAAGTGCGGGCCTTCCAATATTTGGTTCTGAATGATTCCGTCAATGTCTGTATAGAAGTGCTGATGCGGTTCGCCTTGGTAGCTGGCTTCCAATCGGCCGAGGTGGCCATTTTGAAATTCCTTCAGTCCCCAACGCTCTTTAGTGTCCTCTTCTTCCCACCACTGTTCGCTTTCTATATGACCCGATGGCAGTGTAACGCTCCAGTGCGCGCCATGTATGACACAAGGTGCCGCAATGACGCTGCCGCCGCGGTGTAGCTGGACGGTGACATCGACGCTGCGCCCTGGTTCGGTTTGTACCGGTTTGCTGGGGAAGAATTTGCGGCGTATGGTCATACGATGATTTCTGTAGTGCTGTCGGGATAGCCTTGGGCGCGCACAAGCAGGGTGTGTTTGCCGCGCGCGGTGGGGAAGCTGACGCGGCCCCGGTTGTCGGCTATGCGGGTGGCTCCACCGTCCAAGGTGATGGCTGCGCCTGCCAAGGGTTGGCCGTTTTCGCCGGTGGCGGTGAAGAGGATTTCGCCCGCTGCGGTTTCGACGGTGATGCCAGGTTGTAGAAGCGGCTCGAAGGCGCGTGAGGCTGTGCCTAGGGTGATGTCTGGTGCTGGCCCGGTGTTGCCGATGACGCTGCATTGCAGGGTGGCGCTGGTGCTGTCGATGTCTGTGGCGACGATGGGCCAGCGGCCTTGTAGTGGGCTGTGGGGGTGGTTGATTTCAGCTATATCGCCGATGCGGATGGTTTGCAGGTTTTGTTGCCAGCTTACGTGCCAGCGCGGGCGCGCGGTTTGTTCGAGGATGCGCTGGGCGAGTTGGCGTGCATCACGGGCATGGCGCAGCCAAGGGGCAGGCCATTCAAGTGGCTTGTCACC